CTACTACACCCTGGGCAATCTGCTCCGGCGTGGCTACGTGCTGGGTCAGATTGAGTATCATTTTTTTTCTTCCTCGACTGGGGGCATAAGTGCCCCCGTAGCGAGAGGCACGGCCTCTTCGCTACCATAAACCTCGACCAATTCTTCGATTTCTTGCTGTGTCATGGTGTTAGCTCTAAAAATTGCAGAAAACAAGCGCTCCCTGCGGGTTGATTTGCCCAACGTCTTGTTGGGCTTTAATGGCGCTCACGCCATCTCTCCCAACTGCTCGTAAGCAGTTGCTAACTCAGCGGCCGACAGCGCGGAGCCATCGGCGCGATAGACGCGGGCGTTTCCGCCCGCTCCTCCTAGATCAAACCAGCAGGCCACAATGGCAGCCAGGCTGGTAGACCGCCGGGCCACTCTGTTAGAGTGGCCGCTTACCCCTGCGTCATTGACGCAGAGGATATAGCCGCTTTTGCAAGCGGCGTGAATGGTTGGGGTCTGTGCAACCCCATTCACAAATTTGGTCACAATGACCGGTGATGATTTCAAAATTGCTCCCCCTTGCGAACGTGATCGGTGCGCCTTGTGTCATGGGTTGCGATCGCTATCACACGTCGAGCATGGCCGGTGGCATGGTCGGCGATAACGATATCTCGCGCTTGTATGCTTGTGCCACTGCACAATGTGCATTTGGCGCACGTAGACCGCTTGCCAGCTTCGGCCGATGCCGGACAAATCGTTTCGCCGGGTTGACGATCGACACCGATGGATACGCGAAACACCCTCATGCCAAGCAAATTTGCTTTGGCCGCTTGATCGATGCTATCGGCGCTGGCCATCACTAGTGGCGCCCATGCAGCCGCGTCAAAACCCGGACGGTCCCATTGGTGCGTATAGCCCCGGCGCCCGGCCGCATAACGTGTGATTTGCGCCCACATGCGGACCGGGGCCGCAAACGGATCCCCATAGGTGCCAAGCCTAACGATTTTGCCCGCCAGCGCCCGGGCAATAGTGGCCGGGTCCGCTTTTGTGTAGCGGCCGCGCTTGTAAGCTGCAAATACAGATAAAACGGATCTGCCGACGTTTACGTAACAAGGCGGTTCGTCACTTTGGCCGGTCTTAATAAGATACGGCCGATGCGCACAATCGCCGCATATGCTAGCGTCGTCGCCGGTTTTAAGCGCTTCGACGGGCCCGATATCGGACCGGATAATGAAGCTCTGGACAATGTTGCCGGTCTTAGCATTGTCGCTACCGTCAAGCTTGTTGACGATGACGACAATGGGCGCGCCGCCGTCTAGGGCCGATGGGCCGTCATACGCGATATATCCCAGAAAATTTGCCATGGTGTTTTGCCTTTGCTTTATTGTCATGGCGACGTTGCCATGGCTAGAGAGTGTAAGGCATTCTTTGATAGCCTTACAAAAAATATGTTTGGGTCAATTGAGTGTCTGCAATGGGTCACATTTTGACGGGTAGATGACCCATGCGCTCTCATAGGGGATACATGGTTGTTGAGTCATATTGTCGTGTAATTGATTGACTCTTAGAGATTAAAAATATACTGTATATAACTACAGTGCCCAAAGCCGCGACAGTGTTGACGCCGACAGCCCGCAAGGGGGCCAAGCGATTTTCCCGGCGTGACAATATGACCTAGATGACCCATGACCCATGACCCATGACCCATGACCCATGACCCATGCCTGCGGCTGGGTCAGTTGGGTCATTGTCGGCCATGACCCAAATGACCCATGGCTTGCGCGCCCTAGTGGCGCAGCTACGGGAGACCTTGACCCTGCGCAGCGTGACAATGTGACAATCTGACCCAGCGCCTGCGCGCCTGCCCGGCCGCGCGCCTTTAGGCTTGTCAGAAAAAATCCGGGGGGCCGACGGCCGACCGGTCACGCTAGCGGAGGGGCTGCAAACAATTTTTCTTTTTTTTTATGCAAAAATGCGGCAATGTTCCAAACCCTGCCCTACGAGCCGCGTCAGTTGCAAGCGACTGAAGACAGGCTCGCACGCATATACAAAGCAGCGCGTCTAGGGCTCAAGGGCGACAACCTCGCACTGGCCGCAGGGATGCTGCCAAACGAGTACGCCAGGCTCAAGCAGTTTGACGGCATCGCGGAGTACGCCGAGATGAAGGGGCGCGCAGAGGGTGAGATGCAGGCCAGCGAGCAGTTGCACACCGCCGCCGCGCAAGGCGACGCCAAGGCGGCGCTGGCAATACTTCAGAACGTCCACGGCTGGGTGGCTAAGCAGGCCATCACAGTCGACGTGAACCAGTCGATCAGCATTACCGCCGCGCTGCAAGAGGCCGAGCGGCGCACACTGACCGTAATTGAGAACGATCCAAGCCCCACGCTAAGGCAACAACTAAGCCATGCAGACCACACGTTACAGCGCGCAGGATGAGCAAGAACTGATGGCGCGCCTATGGGCGCCAGCCATCAAGGACAACCCACTGGCGTTCGTGATGTTTGCCTATCCCTGGGGCGTCAAGGGCACGCCACTGGAGCACTTTACTGGACCGCGCAAGTGGCAGCGCGAGGTGCTCCAAACAATTGCGGACCACATCAAGCAGAACGGCGGCAAGCTGGACTTTGACGTGCTGCGGATGGCTGTCTCATCTGGACGCGGTATCGGCAAGTCGGCGCTGGTGTCATGGATCACCGACTGGATGCTGTCCACGCGCATTGGCTCGACAACTATCATCTCTGCTAATAGTGAGTCGCAACTGCGATCCATCACCTGGGCCGAGCTGACAAAGTGGCTGGCAATGTCAATTAACAGCCATTGGTTTGAGGTAAGTGCCACCAGGCTGATGCCAGCCAAGTGGCTGACCGAACTGGTCGAGCGCGACCTAAAGAAGGGCACACGTTACTGGGGCGTTGAGGGGCGGCTGTGGTCAGCGGAGAACCCCGACGCCTATGCTGGCGTGCACAACTTCGACGGCGTGATGGTGATCTTCGACGAGGCCAGCGGTATCGACGACGCTATCTGGGCGGTGACATCAGGCTTCTTTACCGAGAACACGCCTAACAGGTTCTGGATGGCGTTTTCCAACCCACGGCGCAACACCGGGTACTTCTACGAGGCGTTCAACAGCAAGCGGGAGTTCTGGGCGTCAAAGGTAGTAGACGCACGCACGGTCGAGGGCACCGACAAGAAGGTGTACGAGCAGATCATCGCTGAGTACGGGCCGGACAGTGCCCAGGCGCACGTTGAGGTGTATGGTCAGTTTCCAAGCGAGGGCGACGATCAGTTCATTAGCATTGACCTAGCGGATGCAGCCATGAAGCGCCAGCCGTACAAGGACGACTCGGCGCCTATAGTCATTGGCGTAGACCCGGCGCGGTTCGGGGCAGACGCCACGGTGATTGCCATCAGGCAGGGGCGGGACATATTGAAGCTGATCCGGCACCGGGGCGACGACACCATGACCGTGGTCGGGTACGTCATCGAGGTGATAGAGGAATACAAGCCCACGCTGGTCAACATTGACGAGGGCGGGCTGGGCGCAGGCGTCGTAGATCGGCTCAAAGAGCAGCGGTACAAGATAAGAGGGGTCAACTTTGGCAATAAGTCCAAGAACCCGGTCATGTACGGCAACAAACGAGCTGAAATATGGGGCGAAATGCGCGACTGGCTCAAGTCGGCAAGCGTTCCTAACGACAGATTCTTGAAATCCGACCTGATTTCGCCTAAGATGAAGCCCGATTCGCGTGGTACGATTTATTTAGAGTCCAAAAAGGACATGAAAGCCCGTGGTTTGGCAAGCCCAGACGCAGCAGATGCAATAGCGCTGACGTTTGCCTTCCCCGTGGCGCACCGCGAAGCAAGCGAAACTAAGCAGCGCACCACACGGTCGTATGGTGCTGCTTTAAACTCTTGGATGGGGTCTTAAATGGCAAAAAAGGGTGTGTCTCTTAGCGTTGGACGGGGCGAGAAGCTACCCGTCAGCAAGGGTGCGGGCCTGACCGCCAAGGGCCGCGAGAAGTACAACGCGGCGACTGGGTCTAACCTCAAACCGCCAGCCCCAAGCCCCAAGACCAAGGCTGACCAAGGCCGTAAAGATTCGTTCTGTGCCCGCATGGAAGGGGTGGTCAAAAACGCTAAAGGCCCAGCAGAACGGGCCAAGGCATCAATTAAACGATGGAAGTGCTAATCATGGCTACTAAACCCGGACTTTACGCAAACATCAACGCCAAGCAAGCCCGCATCAAGGCAGGCTCTGGCGAAAAGATGAACAAAGTTGGCAGCAAAGCTGCGCCATCAAAGCAAGATTTTATTAAGTCAGCCAAGACGGCAAAGAAAAAATGAACCTCCAAGCACTGCAAGAC